CCGACAGGTGTGCCCAAGTCACGCACGCTGTTTGGCATTGAGAGGTTCAAGGCACAGGTGGCAGTGCTGGTGGAGTCTCCCCTAGACGTAGTACGACTGGCGTCCCTACGTCCCGGCCAACTCACCCACGGACTGGCGTCATTTGGTGCCCATGTGAGCACCTACCAACTCAATCTGGTGTCACGCTGGGCTGATACAATAGTGATAGCGCTTGACAACGACGAAGCAGGGATCTGTGCAGCCGAGAGGGTTGCTCGGGAGTGTCCGAGGCCACGGGGTGGCATCAACTTCCTGCGCTATGAACACACGAACGCAAAAGACATAGGCGACATGACGAACGATGAACTAGAAGAGGCACTGACCGGTGCGTCAGCCCTCCCTTGGTGGTTGTGATGCCATTCACAGGCACCCTGTACCCCTTCCAAGAAGAAGCCTACGAGACCATGTGTGACCGTGGGCAGATGATGCTCTGCATGGTCATGGGAGCCGGTAAGACTCCGACCACTATAGCCACCTTAGAGACCATGTTTGAGCGGGACGACATCTCTAGGGCGTTGATAGTTGTACCATCATCCTTGAAATACCAGTGGTTGTCTGAGATCAACCGCTTCTCCACTTCCCGTGCCATCGTCATAGATGGAGCACCCAAGGCTCGTGAGACCTTGTGGCGAGCAGCCATCTCATGCAAGTACGTGATTGTGAACGTGGAGATGTTGCAACGTGACCTAGTTTACCTTGACCGTATCCGTATTGATGCTATGGTCATAGACGAGGCCACGATGATCAAATCCCCGTCTGCGAAGCGATCACGCTTTCTCAAGAGGCTGGGCAAGACAGTGCCATACCGCTACGCCCTCACCGGCCAGCCCATTGAGAACCGTCCCGAGGAACTGTTCTCCATCATGGAGTTCGTTGACCCGACAATCCTTGGGGGTTTCGCCCTGTTTGATCGGACCTTCATCGTCAGGGATTCGTGGGGTAAGGCGGTCAAGTACCGGAACCTAAACACTCTCCACGACAGCCTGTCCGACATAATGATTCGCAAGACCCGTGAGGACATTCAGGACCAGTTGCCTGAGGTTATCAACACGTTGGTGCCGGTCCCCTTTGATGTCTCCGGGGCTAAGGCATACAAGAGCATTGCCGGTGACCTGCTCAAGAAGATACACGATGCCATCGGTAAGTCAGGTAGGGGATTTGATCTTTGGAGGCATTACAACTCTGCTGGAGGGGAGGCCCAAGGGGAAATCATGGCTCGCCTCACCGTTCTTAGGATGCTCTGCGACAACCCGGAGTTGGTTCGTACTTCGGCCAGACAGTATGACGAGTCCTCAGGTAAGGGGAGTGCTTACGCTAGCGCAATAGTCAATGCGGGTTGGGTCAAGTCTGCTACCCGGTCACCTAAGTTGGACGCTGTTATTGAGTATGTGACCCGCATTCTGGACGAAGACCCCAAGAACAAGATCGTGCTCTTCTCGTTCTTTAGGTTGAACCTTGAACTCCTGCGACTGGCCTTCCACGGAAAGGTTGGGAGCGTCGTGTTCATGGGAGGGATGTCCTCTCAAGAGAAGGACGCTGCCAAGCAGAAGTTTGCCAACGACCCCGACATCCGCTTGTTCCTGTCGTCGGATGCCGGGGGCTATGGAGTGGACCTCCCGATGGCGAACCATCTGATAAGTTACGACCTACCGTGGTCGGCAGGGAAGTTGGATCAACGTGAGTCACGCATCATCAGACTGTCCTCTGAGTTCCCGCACGTCACTGTGACCTCGTTTGTCATGCGTGGGAGCATTGAGGAGAGGCAGTACGAGATGCTCCAAGAGAAGCGCCTGATTAACATGGCCTTCATTGACAAGGGCTATGACGCCCAAGGTCGGTACGAGATAACACTGGGCTCGTTATCCGACTTCTTATCATCATCGGAGGTGTGATGGACGACTGTGAGTGGACCGAGAATGACGACACGGCATTCAATCTGAGGCTCGTGCAGGAATACAAGGCTGCCAAGGAGATGGCTGATGTCTCCAAGAAGCGTGCCGATGGGCTAAAGTCTCAACTGATCGAACTAGTGGACGAACGTGGGTACGAGGGGGAGAATGGGCACCGTTGGTTTGAGGTGGGGGAGCACAAACTCAAGCGTGAACGCCGAGTCAGTAAGTCGTTTGACACAGCGGCATGTGCGGAGTGGGCCAAGTCCAAGGGGCTGTGGGACGAGGTTCGTGAAGTGATTGAGGTGCTGAGTGAGGACAAGGTCCTCGCCCTAGCGTGGGATGATCCTGCTATCAGATCAGAGATTGAGGATTTCTACGTAGAGCGTGAGACGTGGGCTTTCAAACTATGAGCACCAAGTCCAACACGTACTTCCAGCACTTGATGAAGCGTGATCATGCTGGTCTTATGGAAGATGAGGAATCTGAGGAATCTGATTATCCGGGTACTACCCCCCCACGAAATCGGTCAGATAGCCCTAAATCAAAGACGATTATGGACGAGGTGTTAGCCACAGCCAAGTTCACCAGATACAAGGTGAGAGGAGAACTGAGGGAGTTCTATTCCATCGGGGAGTTAGCGAAGTTGCTGCACCGCAAGGCTGTGACTATTCGCAAGTGGGAAAGCAGCGGGTGGATTCCACACGCCAACTATCGCACCCCAGCCCCCAAGGGCGTTGGGGTTCAGGGCGGTGAACCCAAGGGTCGCCGCCTCTACAGTCGGGAGCAGGTAATCTTTCTGCTTACCGCCGTTGAGGCTTATCGCCTCAACGAACACAAGAAAGCCGATTGGACCGGCTTCAAAAAACACACCTCCACGCAGTGGCCGGTGTAACGACAGAAACGAGAGACGATTATGCCTATTGAGTACGCTGTGACAGGGAATCCTGCCACACCATCAACTGAGAATGTCCGAAAGGTGATCCGCTCCGGCTGGGCTGCCGTGGACAGTATGAAGCAGGACGACGCCAACTATGCCGTTCGCTTAAAGACTGGACCAGACGCTGTGCTGATCAAGTTCATACAGGACGAGCCCTATGCCTCGTGGAAGCAGCACTGGGTCAACAGGACCGGTCAGAAGTCCTTTGTGTGTAGGGATGGCATGGACAGCAACGGATGTCCCCTGTGCGACGCTGGAAACCGACCCCGCCCCCTGTTCGCCTTTAACGTGCTGATGTTGGCTCGTGGCGAGGAGCCAGCATTGCGCTCCTACGAGGCAGGCACTCGTGTGATTGCCACCCTCCGCACCTTCAGTGAGGATGAGCGTCAGGGACCCTTGTCCAAGCACTACTGGGCGATTAGCCGCAACGGCACTGGTCCACAGACCCAGTACAACCACCTGCTCATCAAGGAGCGGGACTTGAAGGAAGAGTGGAACGTGGACCCCTTGTCCGCAGAGGCTCTGACGCAGGCCACAGCAAAGGCGTATGACGCCGACATCATGCGTATCTCTACTCACGCTGAGATGATCACCATCGTCAATGAAGACGTTGGACTCGTCTAACAAGTTTAGCGGGGGTCGGGGCGGTTCCCCTTCCTTGCTTCCCGGCCCCCGCTATTTAGTAACCCTCTCGGAAGTACACGAGGCAGTTGCTACCGTTACTCAGGCGGGAGCGTTTGCTTTCGATGTGGAGACTCTGGGGGTTCTTGAGCACCACCCTGATCTGGGGGAGTTCGTAGAGCAACAGGTACGTAGTCACGTACTGGGGCTTAAGACCACCTCTGAGTCTGTCATTGAGCGGGCTAGGGCAACCAAGGTGCAGGCCATTAGCAAGAGCATTGCGCTGGACCCCCACCGGAATGAGGTTATCTGGATGGGTATTGCTACGAATGGTCACTCTTGGGCCATACCTATGGGACACCCTAAGGGGGAAATCATAGAGGAGGAGGTGCGGGGGGAGGGTAAGACGGTTCCTCCAGCGAACTACCGAAAGATACTAAAGGACGGCACTGAGTCTATGGCTAAGGCTAGGTACCTGAAGCCTGCCGTGTACTCTGACCCCCCGGAGCAGTTGTCCCGTACAGAGGTCTTTGCAGCATTGAAACCTTTGTTCTTTGATCCGAGTATTCTCAAGGTGGGCCACAACGTCAAGTTCGATGCTCGCACCATAGCGAAGTACTACTACGGGGAACTACCGGTGGGGCCGTTCCATGACACCATGCTGCTACAGCACGCTCTGGACGAAAACCTATCGTCCTTCCGGCTGACCTCTCTGATATCCCACAACTTCCACGACCATGATCCCTATGCGAGACATGGGAAGGTGGGAGCAGTTATTGGACGTACTCCGTTCTCAATAGCCTGTGATTACGTTCACCTTGACGCCCGCTGGACATGGCTGTTGTACCAGCGGCTGGCCCGCTCTGTAAAGGGCATCAACAAACTGATAGATGTGGTCACACAGGACTCAGAGGTACTAGAGGTGCTCATGGCTATGGAGCACGACGGGATGTGTGTCAACCGTGATGGTATGGCGGCACTGGGTGAGGAACTGGATGGGAAAATGCAGGAGATCCACTCAGAGATCACTGCCCTGACCTACCCCGGATTCAACCCTGACTCTGTTAAAGACAAGCGCTTGTTTCTGTTTGATAAGAAGGCCGACGGGGGATTGGGACTAAAGCCCAACAAGGAGACCGAGAAGGGGCAGGCATCAGTAGACCATGAGTCCCTAAAGGCCCTAGAAGCCAAGCACCCGGTAATACCGTTGTTCTTAGAGTGGTCGGAATGCAAGAAACTGAAGAGCACCTACGTGGATGGTCTGCTGGAGAAGATCAACAAGGGGAGGTTGCACCCGAACTTCCACCTCCACCGGACGGCCACCGGGAGGCTGTCTTCCTCCGACCCCAACCTCCAGAACATTCCCCGTGACTCCAGCATCCGTGGTCTGTTCAAGGCAGACCCTGACTGTACTCTCATTGTGGCCGACTACGATCAGATTGAACTCAGGGTCATGGCGATGTTCAGCCGGGACCCCAACATGATGGACATCTTCCTTAAAGGGATTGACATCCACTCAGGTGCTGCGGCGTTGGTCTTCGATAAGGCTGTGGCGGAAGTTACTCCTGCGGAAAGACAACTGGGAAAGGCTGCCAACTTCCTCACCGCATACGGTGGTGGTTCTGCAAAACTAGCGGCTACGGCAGGCATTACCCAGACACGGGCTAAGTTCGTTATCAACCAGTACTACGAACAGTTCTCTGGATTGACCAAGTGGAAGCGTAAGATTGTTGCCCTAGCCCAGCGAGATGGGTTTGTGACCACCATCTCCGGGCGACGCCGTCGATTGCCTGACATAAACTCCCCAAAGGAGGAGTTACGGTCCAGAGCGGAGAGGCAGGCCGTCAACGCTGTGGTACAGGGAAGTGCCTCCGACATCTGCAAGAAGGCCATGATCAAGGCGTTCCCAGTGGTGACGGCCTTCGGGGGTAAGTTGCTTGTTCAGGTACACGACGAGTTAGTTGTCAACGTACCCGATACTGGTGATGTAGACTTAAAGGCAGAGGCTCTAAGAGAAGCGATGGGCCATCTCAAGGTCATAAAGGACGTTCCGTTGATAGTTTCCTCCCACTCTGGTGCGACTTGGTCTGAGGCTAAGGGCTAGTGAGCGACGTACACAGCCAAGTAACGGCTTCAGCGAAACGTAACTTCTACAACATGCTGTCGCCCCCTGACGGGCAGACCATAGCGGCTAACGCTGGTATTCTTCCTTCGTCTGAGGACGTGTTTGAGGAGGAGGAGAGAGACATCCTCCGCAGTTGGTCGTACTTGACCTCGGCGGGAATCGTTGAATCTTTGTCAGATGCTGCTGATTGGATGTCAGACATCATGGTGGCTGACGACATGCTGCCAGAGGGGGTGGACGATGACGAGTTGATTGGTGTTGGGTTCGACATGGATCATCCCGATAGTGACGACTTTATGACTTTGAACTCAATACCGCTGGGGGAACTCCGCAAGATGCACCGCCATATCAAGGACTCAACCTACAACACAGTACTGGGCTGTCTGGTAGCCTCCGTTTCCAAGTTGTTGGATGAAGACCTAATCACGTTGTCTAACCTGTAAGTTGAATGGGGAGTAG